ACAACAAACAATCTCGCTTCTGTTTATGGGATTCGGGATGGTGCTGATAATCAAGGTGCTATAGCTTTAGGGACTATTACTGCTGGAACGCCTACGCATAGGTTGTATATTAAAAATGACGGCAACGTCGGCATCGGGACGACGGAGCCAGACACTCAATTAGAAATCTTAAATGACGGTAATCAACTGAAACTATCTTTTGACGACACAGACAATGCTGTTTTCGCAGTAGATACTAATGGGGACTTAACCATTACTGCTTCAGGAGATGAGATTAAGGTGGCAGATTGGGTTAGACATACTTCAGCCAGTTATAGAAGATACTACCATATTCCGGCTCAAAAACTTAATCCTGGAGCTTCTGGTGCAAGCTGGGTAGACCCCGATGCTAATACTATTGGCGGGTGGCAGATAACTACTTCAGCTCAAACTTTGATTTTTAATACTGATGTTCACGCTGATTGGGATGGAGTTTCTGATTTAATAGTAGAAGTATATTTTGCGGTAGGAGCGTCAGGCAGTGCTGATGACACAATAGATTTATTATTAAATGTTTATTACAACGCAGTTGGTGATACTTCAACTAAAACACAAGCGGTTGAAGTTTCAACTATTACTGATGGAACTCAATACAAGGTGTATAAAGCCACTTTTACAATAAATTATGATGAGGTGGATAATGTTGTTGAAGCCGGCGACCAGCTAGGTATAATATTGAACCTTGAAACAGATACTTCGGAAATAGACAATGCTATAATTACCCACGCTACTTTTTACTATAATACAACCCATTTAGGAATAGAAAGCGGAGATACTTAGAAAGGAGGTGGATTATGGCAAACGAATATGTTTATGAAGCAACAACTATAACTGATGTTAAAGAAAAGCCTATTATTAGGACTTATAGCACTTCTCAAGAAGAAAAGTTTACCATTAAGGAACTGGAAGAAAAGATAACTAGAATCGAAGAAGGTAGAGATGCTTATGTAGCTGATAGAAACAAAGAAATTGCTTATATTCAAGCTAAAATTGATGAAGCAACTGTAGCACTGGCGGAGAAGTAGTATAATACCCTTGAAAGGAGGAAAAAATGGCAGAGAAAAAAGAGAAGAAGCCTGAAATTAAGTTGACTGTAAAGGAGTTAAGAATTTTGTCTCAAGTCCTTTTTAACACTAGTTGGAATGGTAATCAATGGCAGAAAACTGTAACACCACTTATAAATAAATTGGCGAAAATTATTGATCAAATTAAATTTCTTGACAAATAGAAATTAAAACTGTAATATTTACTTAAAAGGCAAAAGAATTAGAAATTAATTGCCCGTTATATCTTATAGATTAACGGGATTTTTTTATGGCAATTACACCAAAAGATATTAACCACTCAATTGAAGATAGAATTGTATTGCTACAAGCAAATTTATCTTCAACCAATAAAAAATATCCTGATTTGTTAAAAGAAAAGTTCGGTTCAAGCAGACCATCTGATATTTTAGCCAAAATTGGTAATACTCATAATCTGCCTTATGACCAAAGATTAGACGAATATTTAAATTCTTTATAAGAAAGGTGGTGAAAAAATATGGCAAAACTAAAACAAATTTTAAATTTAGATTCTGATACTGGGGCAAATATAATCGGAAATGAAGCAACTCCAGTGTTAAGTATTTCTAATGATTCAACTGGACCAGGTTTAGAATTAGATAATTTAGTAGTTACTTCAACAGCAACTATTGCTACAGCTGATATTGCGGCTGGCACTCTTGACGCAACTACTCTAACAGGAACAACCGTTACTTTAGAAGATTTAGCAGTTAGCTCAACAGCTACTATTAATGCTAATGCAACTTTAGAACCAGCAGTTCACTTTCAAAATACAATGGTTCAGGGGGCAACTCAAGAAACTATGGTTTTGGCAGTTTCTTCTTGTGCATCAGCACCAGCTATTAGATTAGCAGGAACAGCTTTTGTGTCTTGCACGTCAATTCAATGGACAGGAGCAGCTTTAGCAGGTGTTGGGGCAATCAGAGTAGCATATACTGATACTGATACTTTGGGATGGATTCCAATATTGCCCAATGCAATGGTTGATACTGTTAAATTTGAGTAAATAAGATTGGAGAAAAATATGGCATTTACAGTTGACGATGTTCAAAGCAGAGTTGCGGCTGTAGTTGATCAAGATGAAGATACTGATAATATCTCATCTACTGATTACAGCCTAAGACTTGAATATATTAATAGGCGTGAAAGAACTTGGGCTGAGACGGGAAAGTGGCAAGCATTATATACAGAATATAATTCTATTGCTTCTACCAGCACGGGCAACGCTTCTGTTGCTTTACCGACTAATTTTAGAATGTTGGCTGCTAGACCTAAGATTACTTATGATGGTGTAACAACGGTTACTTTTCCTGAAATTAGAGGACAAGAAGAATCAACTTTCACACCTAGCGCAGATAGGTATGTCAAGGTAATGGGCAATGATAGTGTTGGTCATGTTTTATATGTAAACAGCACTTTAGCTAATAATGACATGGCTAGTGGAGCATCAATTTTTGTTCCCTATTTTTCTACACCCAGTTCACTTGCTTCACCTACTAATACTATTATTTGTCCTAATCCAGACTATATAGTTCAAGGAGTAATTGCTGATATATGGGAAGCAAGAGAAGATGCTAAATTCCAGCAAGCTCAAATCCAAGCAAATTTAATATTACAAAATATGCTAGAGTTTGAATTTACTCCATCAGAAGCCGCTTATAACGATAGAGTTAGAAATGTTGATCAAGCCAAATACGGATTCAGGTGGGGAAAGTAAGATGCCAATTTTATCGACTAAAATACCAGCATTTAAGCCAGCGAAAGACCTTGAAGCAAATTGGGACAATTTTAGAAAAGGTCTTAACCTTCTTTTAAAAGAAACAGAAATAGATAAAGATGAATTGGCACAAGCTGATAATTTAGTTTTAATAGGAAAAGGTGTTCCTACTAAAAGATGGGGAACAGCTAATTATTTTCTATCATCAGCAACCGGTTCAGTACGAGGATTAAAAGGATTTTATCAGGCAGACGGAACAAATCAATTACTGGCAATTACAGATCAAGGCTATTTAACCAAAAAATCAAATGCCAGTTATAGCACTTTGACAGGCGCATCATGGGCTTCAGGATATAATATGTCAATGGCTCAGCTTGACGATAAAATGTATATGGTAAACGGTCAAAGAGAAATGGTTAGATATTCTAATCCGACTTTGGTTGGTTTTCCAACGATTGCTACACCAAGCAATGTTTTTGCTACTCAATATTCGGGAGTAAGCGGAACAAACTCTTTTTCTTATAGAGTTTCAACAATATCAAACGTGGGAGAAACTTTGGCTTCAACAGCAATAGAAGCGGATAATTGTCCTCAAGATTTAAAAGACGGACAAGTATTAGTGAGCTGGTCAGCAGTTTCAACAGCAAGTGGTGTAAGACAAGGATACAATATTTACGGAAGATATTTAGGAGATGAAAGATTTTTGGCTTCTGTAGATGCTTCAAGTACTAATTGGTTTGACAATGGAGACGCCATACCTCAAGATTTTACTTTTCCACCAACAAGCGATTCAACTGGAGGAATAAATGCTGAATTTGTAACTAGGTTTCAAGATAGGTTAGTGTTTGCGGGTATAGATGGCGAACCAGATAAGGTGGCGATTTCAGGAAAAGTGCCGCATCATGAAAAATTTGACTTATCTTTGGGTGGGAATTATATCAGAATAGAACCAGACGCAGGCGACAATATTACTGGATTAGAAGTTTTTGAAGGCAAAATAATTGTTTTTAAGGAACGATCTATCTGGCAAGTAACATTGTCTAATTTGTCAATTGGTAATTTTGTAGTAACTATTCCAACAGCACAGAAAATTACTTCTTCTCACGGTTGTATTGCACCAAGATCAATAGTGGCTGTTGAAAATGATATATTTTTCTTATCAAGAAAAGGTGTTTATGCTTTGGGATATGAACCAAACATATTTAATGTGTTAAGAACAAGTGAGATTTCAGCTAAAATAAGACCATTTTTTGACAATTTAAGCATAGCACAAAAGAAAGCAGCGGCGGCTTTTTATCATAAGTTTAAATATGGAATAACTTTTCCAGGAAAAGACAAAACATTAGTTTATGATAGAGAAAGACTTAGCTGGATGGGTCCGTGGGAGAAAGACGCTAGGGTTTTTGAGACATATTATGATTCAAGTGGAGATGAACACTTAATTTATGGAGAAGATGACGCTCCAAATGTAACCGAGTATGATGAAAATTTTGGAGATGATAAGGGAACAGCTATTAAAACTATTCTTAGAACTAGAAAAGAGGATTTTAAGTCTTGGGAACAATTCAAAAACATTAAAGAAATATTTACTTTATTTAGAAATGTTCAAGGAACTATTAATGTAGATATTAGATTACAGCAAAGGGACGGATCAATTACGACAGCCAAAAGTTTTACAATTTCAACTACAGCTAGTAATGCTGGTTGGGGATCAGGTCTGTGGGCAAACTTTCAATGGGGGGATTCTGAAGAAGAAGGTGGTGCGTCAGACATTAATGAAGTTTATAGATGGATGGTTATGAATAAAGCAGCAAGAAACATACAATTTATAATAAAAACAACTAATAGAAATGACAATTATGAATTATTATCAATTAAAACTAAGGCAAAGCCATTGGGATTCGGCTTTATTCTTAGTAGTGAAAAAGTTTAGGAGGTGAATTAAATTATGAGCGCAGGACTTTTTAAAGCGCCAACAAAGAATTTTTGGTCAACTAGCTTAAATGGTGCTATTGATGATGATGATACAACAATTACTTTAAATTCTACTACTAATTTACAATACCCTGGATATTTAATTATTAATAGAGAAGATAGTAGTGGAACAGCTACACCAACAGCTAGAGAAGTTATTAAATTTACTGGTATTGATGGCAGTGATATTACCGGAGTAACTAGAGGAGCAGATAATTCAACTGCTAGATCACATGCTGATGGTTCTTTAGTAGAAGCTGTTTTCACAGTTGGAATGCATAATGATCAAAGAGATGCTATAGATGCTGAACATAGTACAGCAGGAGCGCATACTGTTGATGTAATTGCTGAAAAAACAGCAGCAACGGGTGTAACCATTGACGGATTATTAATTAAGGACAGTGGACCTTCAGGGTGGAATGGTTGGCAGTTAGCCAATGAAACTTGGACTTATGCTTCAGCAACGACAATTACTGTTCCTTCTGGAGCGGCAAGCAAATATAGTAAAGGGGATAAGTTCAAATTAACGGCAAATAGTGTAGTTTTACAAGGATATATTGTAGGGGTAGCAGATACTGTTTTAACAGTAGTCGGGGACACTTTAACTAATCATACTTTTACCCTTAATTCTTACTCAAAAGCAGATAACCCGCAAGGATTTGATGGCTGGTTTGATTGGGTTCCTGATTTGACTACTGACAGTGCCGATTTATCAGGATATACGACCGCCAAGTTTGCAATTTCAGGAAAAACTGTATTTATTCATTTTCTTGCGAATAATAAAGATTTGTCTGGAAGTTCTGGAACAATAAAAGTTACTCTGCCTGTAACTGGGAGCATGGGAACAACAGAAGCACCCTGTTATTTATTTAATGGATCGGCTCATGTAACTACAACTATTAGTTGGATATCAACAAGCATTAAAATTTATAAAACCGCTGCTCTTGGGAATTGGACTGCTAGTGAAACAGGTCTTTGGGTGAAAATACTTGGTTTTTATTATTTATAACGGCAAAACATAAACGGCAAAACATTATAAAAAATGATGCCTATATCATATAGAGTAGAAAGAATTTTAAATTTTAATTAATAGAAAGGTGGTGAAAACAATATGATAGGAACAAAAGGACTTTGGAATATTGGACCATTTAATATACGTGATTTGGGTTTATCAGAAGCTGTTACTTCATGGCAGGCAAATCCTTTAATTCCTTATGGTTCGACTAATAAACCAATTTCAACTACTAGAGAATTCGGTGAATATGGTAGTGGAGAAGTTAAAGGACTTCAACAGCCTCAACCGATTAAACCGT